GTGTATGACACTGAATCGGGCTGAGACGATGAGCCTGCGGCTGCACTCGACATGGTGATTGTGCCCGACGTGGAGTTGACGGCTGTGACGTATGTCGTCGCTGGGATGTTCGTGGAAGTCGTGCTGTCGGTGACGACCATTCCCACTTGGATTCCTTGTGTTGCTNAAACTCCCTGAATGGTGGTGCTGGCATTTGTGACAATGCCAGAGAATCCTGCGTTGGGCAACTGCATGACGAACGCCGAGGGGTTGAGCGTCAGGTTTGTGGTGTTACCTGAGCCAGCGATAACAGTTTGGCGCTGTGTNTGGGTGCTGAGGTCGGTGACAATCCAACCATNGGAAATCGAGATAATCTTCCCTGCATTCCACCCCATTGAGGCAGGCGTAAGCGTGGTCTGCGGCTTGGTCGAAATGGTGACGGTCTGGCCTACTGCGAAGTAAGCGGTGCTTGACACGTTGATGGCGGTGCTGAAATAGCCAATCGAAATCGAGAGAACCGTGGGCGGCGTGGCTGTTGCATAGTTTGACACCGTAGCGTCAGGCAAGATGCTTGTCAGATTGGAAAGCGCCTGCGCATCACCACTTGTGGCAACATACCAAGGCGAGGCTGAGCCGTTGCCGACTGCGTAGGGGGTTGGCGCTTGACCGAGGATGTAGGCCGTGCTCTGGGCTGCTGAAAGGAACTGCCCCATGTACTTGTTCGCTGGCGGCTTGTAGAACTGCAAGTTGGGCGACATCACCGTCGAGATGTTCTGGTACCCCTGAGGAAGCATCAGCGACGACGTTGGGTAGTCCACGGGGTCTACGGACTGCTTGTACGGGACATTTGGAATCACGCCCGTCGCAGTGAAATCTAACCACTCGCTGTAGTAAGCGTCAGTCGAGGTGGCGGCTGCCGAGTAGGGGGTCTGCCCTTGCNGCAAGCCTTCCAAGATGGCAACGATTTGACCAGAACGGAATCGAGTGATGTCGTTGACGTAGAGGAAGAAGTCGCCACCCGTCTGGGCAAACGCCTGTGTTGCCGTACCCGTTGCTGAAACGGTGCCAGCCGAGGCCGTGCTTGCCACCGTGAATGACGTAGATGAAGCAGCCGTAATCAGGGCGTTGGTGATGTTATACGCCGTTGCGGTGCTCGTCATGGAGACGGAGATGTACGCACTTGTGTTGGGGATTGCACCCGATGCTGATTGCGTGTACGAGTATGTGGCGGCGGTTCCCGAAGCCGTCACGCCTGTCACCGAGTAGGTGACTGCCGTACCATCATTTGGGTTGAAACTGTTGGCGGCGTTGGCGCTGCGAGTTCCGACATTTGCCTGCTGGAGCGTCGTACTGGTAGTGAAAAACTGGTACAGGTCTTGTGCTTGACCGTAGTAAGTGTTGCCCGAAAGGTCGGGAATCGTGGCTACCGAGAAGTGCGTTACGTCGTCTACGGCATCGGCGTGGTCTGATGAGTTGACGACTGTCCAGTTACCCTGCGAAGCAACCGTAGATTTAGGGCGTAACGTAAGGACTTTCATGGGCTGACCCCCACTTTACTACTGTTCCAGCGTTTAGCGTCCTTGCGCTCGCACTGCGTATTTCAGTTGCTTGAACTGTTCGTTGACGTGATTCTTCACGTCCGACATGGATGCGCTGTCCAGTGAACCCTGTACGTTGACTTGGAAGGCCCCTTGGTGGACGTTTACGGTGGTGTGGGGCACGTTGGAACCCTTTGTACCCGTAAGTGCCTTTCCAGCCGCAGCAGAGGCGCTGAGGATGTGTACGTTCATCGCCCCAGCAGTCGTCGGGGCCGTCTTTCCACCAGATGCACTTGGGGCACCGATTGGCTTCAGGTAGCCAAACTTCGCTCCGCCACCCATGCCAAGCCAACCAAAAACGTTTCCAAGTGTGGTGTTGTACGCCTTGATAATCATGTTGGCGGCGGTAACGAACCCGTTGTACATGCCGTCCCACATGTTCTTGCTAACGTTCTCCACATAACCGAATGCGCCAGTAAGCCAACTCCACACCTTTTTACCAGCGCCCAAGATGTCGTGCCACACACCAACGGCAACCCCACGAACATCACCCCATGCGCCAACGAACCAACTCATGACTTTTTTTCCAGCGCCCATTACTGCGCCCCAAGCACCCTCAATCCAACTAAACACGGTCTTTGCTGCACTTTTTATGCCGTTCCATGCGCCCTTGGCGCTGCTGAGAACGGTGTTCCAAGCACTGACGAACCATCCCATGACGACCTTGCCAGCGTCCATGATTCCACCCCAAGCGCCCTGAATCCAACCAAAAACAACCCTCGCTGCGTCCTCAATGCCGTGCCAAGCGTCAACGGCCCAGTGCTTGACATCCTTCCAATACTTGATGATGAGGTACACCGCAGTGCCGACAAGGGCTACTGCGCCCGTAATCAGCAAGAGTTCAGGCAAGATTGGAAGCAGGGCAGTCCACAGTGCCGCACCCATTTCCACGATGGCAGGGATGATGGTTTCGGTGATAGCCGCCCATGCACCAAGCGCCAACTCCTTCATTCCTGCAAGTGCGCTCAGGACAAACCCCTTGAACGCCCCAGCCATTTCACCAATCGCAGGGATAATCGTTTCGGTAATCATGGTGCTTGCGGCAACGGCAAACTTCTTTATGGCTCCCAAGGCGGAGAGGGCAAATGCTTTTGCCTTCCCTGCCATAAGAACAAATGCGTCACTAACTGTGGTCGCAAGGTTTCTAATCCAAGCCCCAGCGGACAAGGCAAAGCCCTTCATCCAAGTCCCAGCAGTCAAAGCAAAGTTCCTTACCCAAGCCCCAGCAGTCAAAGCAAATGCCTTGACCTTGCCCGCCATGGACGCAAGCGCCGTTCCAGCACTAGAAGCAAGGTTTTTCATCCAAGTCCCTGCGGCTAGAGCAAAGTTCTTCATCCATGACAGTGCAGTAAGGGCAAACTTCTTGGCCTTTCCTGCCATGAGCAAGAACGCATCACTGACGGCAGAGGCGAGGTTTGACATCCAAATGCCAGCGGTTAGGGAAAAGTCCTTTATCCAAGATACGGCGTTGGCAGCAAATGTTTTCACTGTCGTGCTTATCTTGCCGAACACGCCAACGGATGCCCCCTCGGTGGCAGTCATTTCTGCGTCAACGGTTCTTGTTGCACCAGTGAAATCGGTGACCATCTGTGCACTCGTGGCATTGGCAACAGCCCCGATTGTGGTGAAGTTACCCTCAACGACGGCGCTCATCGCAGCGGCCTCTTCCGAAATGGTCGTCATAGAGGCCCCAAATAAAGTGGCGGATTCTGTCCCCGTGGAACCTGCAACGCCCGTTATGGTTGCGAAGTTCCCTTCAACACTGGCAGACATTGCCGCTGCTTCACCAGAAATGGTCGTCATTGACGTACCGATTGCGGTTTCGGTTCCCGTTCCTGCGGCGACGGCTTCAAGGACTTCAGAGCCAAACATCTTCTTGACAATCGCACCAAGGCCGCCAAACATGTTGCCGAGGCCATGAACAAGCGGAGCCATCGAGCCGAGTTCACCACTCAACTGCAATGCGCCCGTCATCATGCCGCTCCAGTCAACCTTCTTGCCGTTGAACAAGTCTGAAAGGCCCTTGCCCAACTGCGACAACTGGCCCATTCCACCACCAAGGGCAAACGACGTTGCGGCACCGAACGCACCAGTCGCCGCCATACCAACGCCCGATGCGAACTGGCGACCACCACCCGTGCCGCCGAAACGACCACCGAGGCGGCTGAAGAACGAAGGTTTTGAGATGCTGTCCAATGACTTCGCAGACTTTTCAGTGGCTAATCGTTGGCGAGCGGTTTCTTCGCCCATCTGCTTCATCTTCTGATAGGTCTTGGCGCTCCAAGCATCCTTTTCTTCCTGCGTCGTCCCCCCAGGCTTAGCACTAGCAATCATCATCGCTTGGTAGTATGGACTGTTCTTGTATGATTCAGCGCCCGTGTGGACGGTTGAACTCATGCCCGTCTTGAACATGTCGGCGGATGCCTGCAGCGCCTTGGTGTTCTCGTTCAGAGCCGAGATGTTGCCCTCTTCGTCCTCGCTGGGCAACTGCGACTGCTTCATGAACTCTTGAACGCTGAGGTTTGAGCCGAGCAGGTAGTTTTTCACCCCTCGTGCTTTCTTCAGTTCCGCTTGACGGGCCTCGTAAGCGGCATCGCTTTCACCAGCCTTCTGTCGGGCGGCGAAGTACTTACCGAACAATGGCATGGTCTGCAAGCGAGCGTTCTTGTAAACTTCTTCGGCTTGGGGGCCTTGCACGTCGAGCATGCGCTGAAGTCGAGTAGCGGAGCGTGGGTTGACCTGCTTGGTCAGAACCATCATGTTCAACTGGCGCTGGCGAATGTCTTTTTCAGCAGCAGCCAAGCCCTTGCGCCAACCCATGCCCATTCCTGCAAAGGCGCTGTCACCCTCTTCACGAATACCTGAGAAGGCACCCTTGAACCCAGCCTTCATGCGGATGGTCTGGCGCAAGACGCTGCCCACCATCTTTTCAGTACCCTGCACAAGGGCCATCATCGGGGTTTGGAACAACTTTTTCGAGAACCAAACGGCGGCAAACGCCAACATGATTCCACCAAGTACCGCAAACAACGGCTTGAACTTGGTAATGACCCTTACGAAACCATCGAAGCCGCTAACCAAGGCATTGATTGTCTTGGCTGAAATCTTCGCCAGAATGGTAACAAGTTCCGCAAAGTACGGGATAATGGGCATGACGGCTTGGAGCATCTGAGCAAATGCCGTAACCAAAGTTGGGAGCACGGGAAGGATTGCGGTGAGAACGCCGAGAAAGGCGTTGAGCAACTGCGTGAGTTGTCCGCTCTGCTCCAACTTCTTGAAAATCCCAGCCAGTTCATTCAGGGCAGGTAAAATGGCACCAGCGACGGCGGTACCCAACTTGATGAAGAGGTTGACGAAGATGCCAATCTCCTTGCTGCTGAACACCTTTGACAAGATTTGTCCAACTGCCGAGAAGAAACCGATGATTGGCTTCAGTACCGCCAGCAATGCAGGAAGAAATCCTGAGGTGAAAATCTTTATCATCGGCATGAAACTGGTAACCAAGGCACCAAGCGCATTACCAATCGTGGACGACACCAGCGTCATGGACTGGGCAATAGCGTTGAAGAGTGGCATGGCTGCTTGGAGAGCCGCACCCAGCAGTGCTGCCATGTTGTCAATGACGGGCATCAGCCCTCGACCCAGTGTCTGACCGAGGTTGTTGAAGTCGTTTTGCAAGCGTTCAACTGGTGTAATGGCGGCCTCTGCGGTGCCACCCAACTGTGAGTTGATGTCCTTGATGGTCAACTGCTGAGCGGCAAGAAGGCCGTTGCGCTTCTCCGTCAACTTGATTTGTTCCTGCATGGGCTTCGAGAGGTGGAATCCCATGCGAGACATGGAACTCATTGCCTTGGCAGGGTCGGCAAGCACTCGCCCCAGCGCCTTGGCACCCGTGACGACGCTTCCTCGTGAACCCATCTGTGCTGAAAGGTTGGCGGCAGCAATCAATGACTGGTTTAGGTAGTCGCCGCTCTTCTTCGTTTCAGCATTCTGCGAGTTGTACAGTTTTGTCAGGTCTTGGTTTGGAATCAGAAGATTCTGGGCCTGAATGATGCTGTTCTTCGAGATACCAGTTTGGAACGACATCTTGGTCGCCTGTTGGTCGAGCAGCGCCGAGTACTGTTCACCAGCCTTGTTGATGGCTGTCTGCGTACCGAGAACGGTTGACAAGCCGCCAACAAACGCCATACTTGCGGAGCCTTGGTTTTTCACCAAGACGGCCTGTTGCGCCTGCAAACTGGTCTGTTGCGAGGCGAGGTCTACACCCTTGCTAAGCAGTGCGTATGCACCACCGAAAGCAATGGCTGAGCCAACGATTCCACCAACGTTGCTAAACAAGTTGGTCATGCGACCAGCGACGTTAGAGGCGTGTGCCGATACAGCGTCTAGTGATTCTTGAAGGTTGGTGGGGTCACCAATAATCTGTACCCGAAGTTGGGCAGCAGATTCCATTCCACCTGACATAGACATAACGGCACGCTCCTAGACCTGAAGTCTATTTCACCTTTGACTAATAGCCGTTTTTGGCCTTCGCCATTTCCTGCTCTTGGTCATAAGCACGAAGTTTGTAGAAGGCCAACCATTCCACCAACTCAGGGGATGAGAGCGGACGGTGTGAGGGCGAACCCTCTAAGAGTTCCTCAACCGTCCGCCCCAACGTTTCCGCTAGGACAAAGAGGAATCGTCGCTCTGGGTTGGCGAGAAGTCTTTTCCCGATTCGTCCACCGCATCTTCACCCATGCCCGAAAGACGAAGGGCGACGGCAGCGATGCCTTCGATTGCGGCAGCCGACTTCGCCATGAGAGCATCACGGTCAGTAGGAAGGAATACACGCTCGCCCGATACGGGGTCGAAGGTGCAGTGAATCACCAAGTCGGGAAGAACATCCTCTAGGGCAAAGATGCCGTTGTTCTCGTTCTGAGCCTTGCCAATCATCCGAGCACGGTCTTTGGCGGTCATAGCCTTGACCAGAACCTCAACGCCCCATGCTGGAACATCGTAAAGTTCCGACTGGATGTCGTCGGCAGCAAAAATCTTTTCACTAAGGGTTGACATTATTCTCCTGTTCGTTGTGGGCAAAACCCACCTACAGGATAGCCTACTCTATGGATTAGATAAGCGAGCGAGAGACGACACCCGTGACCTGAAGTTCAGCGTCAAAGGTGACAACACCCGAAACCGTTGACTTCAGGTCGTACTTCGTCAAGATGCCCTGACCGTAGTATTTCACTGAGGCAGCGCCACCAGCAAAGGCACCTGGGTCGGTGGGGCCGTAGACGAAGGAGATGAACTGACCAGCGGTGTTCTGGTAGTTCAGAGCCGACTGCATTGCAGCGTCAAGACCAGTAAGGCCGAAGATGGTCGAAGCCGAATCGTAGTGACCAGAGAAGGTGACCGTGTAGTCCTTCAGACCGACGATGAACGACTTGACACCAGAGGCGTTGAACGAGGTCGTCTCTTCGGCAGCAATGGCAGTTGGGAAGTCCACGTCGTTGATGTATGGTGAAATGTTCCACATTGGAAGCAAGTAGCCCGTACCCGAAGTCGCACCTGCGGCGATGGTAGCGACGGAGAAGATGCTCGTGCTCGACGTGGTGGGCTGGGTCGCCGTAAGCAGCGGAACGGTCAACGAAGGCAGGGGTGAAAGGTTCTGGCTGTTGGCGGCGTTGGCGAAGAAACCGTAGTACGACGTACCCGACGAGTTGGTGTACAGAACGTTGTCTGAGGCAAGGAGCGAACCAGTCGTAACCAACGTACCAGCAGTACCCGTGAACGTCGTGGTGCTCATGGACGTGTAGGTGTTGATGGGCGTGGTTGCGTTCTCGAATCCGAGGGCGAGAAAGGCATTCTTACCGTGCTGGAAAGTTGGCATTGTTACTCCTTAGTAACGGGCGAACCCGTAATAGACCACCGCTGAGGGGCTTGTGCCGCCCAGCGTTACTGCGAGCCGTGTGTACGAATAAATCGTACCAGTCAAAATCTGAATGCTTGAACCTAGCGAGGTCAAGGCGACACCCTCAGGGCCACCAGTGGCAGGAACCCATGAACTACCCGTTTGTGAGTGCTGCAACTGCACTGAAATCGTTGGCGACGTGCCGTTCAGGGTCAAAACGCCTAAGTGCAACTGACCACCGTTCGAGGAACCCGTGCCTGAAGAGGTGAGTGAGGCAGCCGTGTAGAACGTACCTGCGCCGTTCAGCACGGTGGCAGGAAGGTACTGACCCACGCCGTTCCACACACCGCCGTCGGCGGTGGCTTCCATGTCAATGGCGACAACGCCAGCGACAGGCGACTTGATGTCGTACTTGGTTTCCACCACCTGAGCCAAGTGGCAGCGGAAGTCAGGGCCACCAGTGGCGGTAGCCGTTCCACCATCGGGGAAGATGAGGAATCCGTCGTCATTGTTGCCTTGGAAGGCGGCACCAAAGGCGTTCTCAACACCGCCAAGCGACTGCTCGAACATGCCCGACATGCTTAGGGAGCCTTCACGCAGGCCCTGAATGAACGACTTGACACCGTTGGTTTGGAACGCAGTCGTCTCCGTGGCTTCGATGCCTCGTGAGATTGATACGTCGTTGAAGTACTGGGAGAGGTCTGCACCGTAGCCAGCAGGAGCGGTGACGGCGATGGGAACCGTACCGCTGATGTCGGTTCTTGTGGTCGTACCGCTGATGGTGATGGTCTGGCTCGTGAGCGAGTTTGAGACTGCCGTGATGGTGCTCGAAGGAACTCCAGCAGCCGTTGCAGCCACGGTCATGCCGACGTAGAGGGGGGCGTTCGTCGCTTCGATGATGGTGATGGTGCTCGACGACGTGGCCCAAGTGCCGTTGACGGTAGCCGAGGTGAACGTGGGGTTCGAGAAGAGTACTCGTGTGTTCTTACCAATCATGAAAGTAGCCATTAGTTGCTCTCTTCAGTCGTGTTTTCGGCAGGTACCGAGGTATCGGCAACAGGCTCAGGAGCCGTCACAGGGGCTTCTGGCGTGGCTGCTGATGCGCTTACGGCGACAATCCAGCCATCGGCAAGCAACCAAGCGATGTCCTCGCCTGGGAAATCGGAGATGATGGAACCAACCGTGGCAACCTTGCCGTTGTAAGCAATGTCGGCGTTGGTGACTTGATACGACTGGGTAGCCTTAGCCATGAGTGCCTTTCGGGACGTTCCTACGGAAAATCGTACCACTCGTATTGGAAATGTCAGTCTGCTTCAGACTTCCGTCGCTTCTTGGCGTGTGGCTTGCTGACCCTGTTGGGATAGAAGGCTCGCATGGTGACGTGTCCATAGACACCGCCGTGGACGATGATGCTGATGGCCTCACCGTCAATGACGTGGGCCGAGATGAACTTGAAGTCCCCTCGTTCACCACTGATGACAATGGGGTCGTCCTTCAAGAACCCGTTCCATTCCTCGACGGCGACCCACTTATGGGCGATGGTCGTTGGTGCTGATGTAGTAGCGGTTCTCTTAGCCATAGTTAGAATCCCCCCAGCATACGGGCGAGGACGGGTGGGGCAGGGGTATCGGAAGCAGGGGCATTTATGAACGCTGCTCGTGCTGCTAGGCGCTGCTCACGCAACTTGGCGGTGTTCTGCTTCTGCTTGGCGGCGAGTTCCTTCTTGTAAGCGATTCGGTTGGCGACAACCTCGACAAACTCTGGGTCGCAAACGTGGTCTGCGAACGCCTTTTCTCCTGCCTCTGTGTCAAGCCAAGCCCTCGCAAACTTCGCCCCTTGGAACGAACTACCTCGTGGGCTTAGGTGCGCATTGCACGTCTTGCAAGCGGCGTGGTAAACACCACTCCACTTGTCGTGACCCTTACGCTTATTCATAATCACTCCTATCAGTGGGAAAACCGCAGCGGCTAACTGCGTCTACTTATCTTACAGTATGGCTGTGACAAAAGCAAGAATCTATTATTCTTCTATCTGTTCACCACACTCGCACACCTTGTACGAACCCGACATCGTGGACACCAACATAGCATTCTCGTGCGTGCAGCCGACTGGTACCACTTCTTGTACCACTTCTTGTACAGGTTCAGGTGATTCCAATACTGGCTCGTCCTCAATCATGGTGAGCAACTGCTCTGCTGCACGGATGGCGTGTAGGGCCGCCTCGTTCGCCATCCGTGCTGAACGCAGGGCGAGCATTATGGGATTTGGCACATACTCACTAGACATTTGGAACTCCGTTTGTTGCGTTGGTTGTCATGATGAAGTTCATGGTGAACTTGGGGCGCTCGACCTCATCGGGGCCGAGGTAGTTCGGGATGCCTTCGGTGGCAATGCGGATGCAGTAGGGGAAGTAGGTGGAATCGGGGACGACGTGGCCTGCAAAGGCGTTGCGGATGGCGACTGCCCATGCGTAGGTGTTCGGGTAGTCCTCAGGGATGCCACGGACGGAGATTTGGATTCGAGGGAACTCCAACGCCGAGATGTTCGGCCCCATGGTGAAGTTCGGCTCCTGACCGAGGTACTCGTACACGGTCACGGTTTGGTTGGGCGCTTCAGCAGGGGTGCGGCCCAGAAAGAGGTTCACGCCAAGGGTGAGTGTGCCGTATGGGGTGGAAAGGTTCTGGCTGCTAAGGAACCGTCCGATGTCATCAAGTATCGCCATTAGTGCTTCCATCCCATGAGTGCTCCCTTTATCGTAGCCTTCTTTATGGCTTCCATCAACTTCGCCTCAGATTGCGCCAGTGGTGTTTCTAGGAACTTCGCCTGCGTCGGGGCTTCGTGACGTGCTTCGAGGTTCTCGTGGACGTAGAGGGCGTAGTCAACGTCGGCGTTGCCGTAGTTGATGTACGCCTGCGGCTTCTCGTAGTTCGCCATTATTGACTTTGCTGGAATAAACACGCCAGATGCCTTCAGAGCGCCCGTGTCGACGGGGACGAGTTCTTGGCTCTTGGCGAACACACCGCTCATCACCTCGTTGATTGCGAGGGCCACATGCTTGTTGATGCTGCGGCGAATGATTGCAGGTACGGGAAGGGTGCTGGGGTCAATCTTGAAACGGGCAAACGGGCGTGTTCGAGGCATTATTTCACTACTCGAAGTGAAGAACCGTGTTGTAGCCCGTCAAACCGTTCTCGTCGTAGTTCTGCTCAACGAACATGATGATGGGGTGCTGCTGCGCAGGATTAGTGACATTTGGAAGGGTCACACGGCTTTCGGTGCTGATGCCCAAGTAGAACCCGTTGAGGTACGCACGGCCCGAACTAACGAGGTCACGTCCATTGATGGTCGCCAACACTTTGGTCTGGTACTCCAAGCGACAGAAATACTGCGTCGCCGCTCCGTATTCCACCGTCGAACTAGAGTTGCCCGATGAGTTCACAAAGTGCCGCCCGTAACCGTCCAGCGTTGCCGTCGGATTTGACGGGTTGTAGTTCGGGTTGGCGATGACATTCTCGATAAGAATAGGCTGGTTCATCAGGGCTAATAGGTCAGCGTCAATGCCCGTGGCGGCTATTCCACCAAGTCCATTGGGTTCTTCATAGCCGTAGTAAATCGTCATTACGGAACTTCCTCAACGATTTGACCAGTCTCAGCCGAGTACTCTCCTGCGTAGTCGGGCGAGTAGCCCGTGCCATACGTCGTGGTGGTACCAAGGACGGAGCCAGAAGGCCACGCATTTGGAACGGCGTAGTAGGGGTCGAACTCGCCAACCTTCAGTTCCGCACCCAGTGCGTTGGGGTCTGCTGAAACCGATGGTGGGTTGACACGACGACCACGGAGCAACAAGTCCTTGGCGAGACGTTCGTAGCGTTGCGCACGGTCACCGTAGGACTTGCTGATGTCCAGTCCGCCGACGCTCTTGCTCTCGCTCTGAGCGAGGCCCGTGAACTGCGCTGCGAGGTTGTAGCAGACGTTTGAGGCGGCTCGGTAGAGGTTCTGGTTCACCTCTGCCAAGCAGAAGTAGATTTCCTCGTCCTGAATCAAGGGATTCGCCTCGACGGTATCACCAATCATGAAGCGAACTTGGTCTTTGAGGGAACTGTTCGGATTGCCTGAGTAAGTCCATCCCATTATTGGAGCACGCTTTCATCAATGACGAGCGTGCCCGTGAGTACACGAGATGCGCCGTTCGAGGTTTGTGTTGCGGTGATTTGGAAGCGCCAACGCCCTGCCGACAAGGACGAGAGTTCGCCAACGGCCCAGTTGACAGTCAAGTTTGGCTGCCCCACAGTAGGTGGAACAGTCGAGTTGGTCACGAAGTAGGTCTGGTTGGTCTTGGTAATCGTGGCACCGTTGGGTGGCTGACCAATCGTCATCTTGAACGTCCATCCGCTACTGAAATCCAGTAGTGCACCGCTTGCGTCGAACCATTGGAATGCTGCGGCTGGCAGGCTTGCGGCAGGGGTGGGGTAATGAATGGTCATTGCTTTCCTTTGGCGACTAAAGAGGTGAAACTACTGTCCGTCCTCATACGATGATACCCCGTCCTCTCGGAATCCCTCTGCCGTGTTTTGGGTGGTGAACGACTGCTGGTTGGGGTTGACGAACGTCTCGGCGGTGTTCTCGGTGTAGAACGGATTTGGGTTCTTGAAACCGAACAGGCTGGTGATTGCTGCCGAGTACTTGAAGTACGTCGCTATGGCACTGGTCGCTTGGCGAAGCGCAGCGGAGCCAGTTCGGACGGCACTTACCGCACGGTAACCAACGGTTGATTCCACCAGAGCGGAGTAAGCAGCGCCGAAGAACGAGGTAGACTTGACAACCTCAGTCTTTTGTGTGAGCGTGGTTTCGCTTGTTTTGGAAGTGCCGTATGCCTTGGCTGCTACCGCCTTTTCCACCTCGGCGGCTTGTGCGGCGGCGAGGTACTGAGCAGACTTGGCTGCTTCGGTTGATTCCACCAACGCCGTTTCGTTTGTTTCGGTTACGCCACGAGATTTGGAACCGACGGTACTTTCGGTCAATGGTGTTTCACTTGTTTCAGATACGGTGCGTGACTTGGTGGCGTTAGTTGCCTGCGTCTCCGACGTGGCCCCATTCTTTACCGACGAGTAAGCCTTGCCATTCTCCTGCGACAGGATTTCACTGGCCTCAGAAGTGCGTGGGAAGTTTGCAGCACGGGCAACTTCTTGGTTTTCGACGAGGTACGGTTCAGCATCAACTGCGCTGTAGCCGTGGGCTTGTGCGCCAGCCGTTGCCTCTGTGCTGATGCCCCTGTATGAGACGACATTGTTGTCCTTGTAGTCGCCGTAGAAACCTGCCAAAGTCCATGTTGACTTCCCGTTGACGGTTGGGACGGGGGAAGCAAGGTAGTAGGTGGTGAACGGGTCGCCTGTGTGAATGAGTGTTGAAGATGTAACTTTCACAACGGGAATGTCAACGTATGCGTTCCCATTTGAGAATCGAATGACCTTCCCGTAGTAATCACCTATAACAAAAGAGGCGTAAGCGTAAAACTGCGTTGCGCCACTTGTAACAACCCCACTAAGGGCAATCCCACCGACGGCGCTTGAAAAGATTGATTCAATGTCAACCGAACGGTTATTGTCGGTCATGACATAGCCACGCTGATTGGCTGTCTCGACATTTGGAAGTTCGCTACTTTGCGAACTCTTGACACTGGCGTAGATGCGACCAGAAGTTGATTTTTCCACCAAAGCGGAAATAGCAGAACGNATAATGGCAACAACTTTGACGGCGTTCGTTGCCTGCGCCCCAAGCGTTTGCGATGTCTTGTTGTACGCACGCTGGTTAGCAACCTCTGTGGTGAAAACCGTGGCATTGGCGTTGGTTTTTGCGGACGACACCGCACGCTCGGCGTTGGTGTTGCTCGCCTCTGCACCCTGACCAATCTTTGATGACGAAACAGACTTTTCACCATTGGTCGCCTCTAGCAGTACCGTTGTCAATCCAGTCTCATTACGGGTCTGTGACTTGGTAGTGACGGTGTATTGGCGTTCAGTGGCGGCGTATGCTTTGTTGCTCTCTGAAGCCTTTTCAGCGTTGGTCTTTTGCGATTGG